CATTTTTTATTGACTCTTCAGCTAAAACAGATGGCGGGTCTGGTATTGATTTGTCGCCATTTATTTCTGGCTTGTCAGCTAAAAGAGAGGGAGGTAATTCTGGAATTGTGTTTGTACCATTTTTGGTTGACTCTTCAACTGAAAGAGTGGGAGCTGTTTCTGTAGATGTGTTTGTACCATTTTTTGCTTGCTCGTCAGCTAAAACAGAGGGAGCTGTTTCTGTACCATTTATTGCTTGATCGTCAGCTAAAACAGATGGTGTTTGTTCTTGCGTTCCAGATAAAACAGAAATAGGTGGCTCTGGAATTGATTTGTCACTATTTGCTTCTGACTCTTCAGACTTTGGGGGCTCTACTTCACTATTTGTCACTACTGACTCTTCCGCTGAATTAGTAGATGCTTCTTTAGCAGACGTCAACTTTTGTTTTGAAGCAAGACGATTTGCAAGACGACTCAACCCTTGTTTCTTTAAAGATTTCAAGTTTTCTGGGGTCAAGTCATTATTATTACCTACATTTTCCGTCGCAACTTCTTTAGTTGAAGAGCTTATTGGAAAAAGTGGTTCACGGCCGTCACGGGTGCCACGTGAAACATACCCCTTTTTTTTTAATATAGAGTCAAGCGGTTTTTCGAAATCTGCATTATTACTTTGTTTACCACCCTTAAAATGTTTCAATGTTCTATTTTTTAAATCAACTGGCCCATTTTTTCTAAATGATTTATTATTTTTATCTTTAGTTTTATTGCATCTTTTCAAAGTTTGTTTTATTTTTCTATATAATTTTGATACTTTTCCTTTTGTTAATTTCATTACTATATAAATAAATTATATTTTTATTTATATACTTATATTAATGAGTACAATAAACATAAGTAGTCAAAATATTTCTGGTGATTGTAAATTAAAATGTGCATATTCTTTTGATTATCAAAATAGTTCTTTAATAGCGACAAATAACGGATTTAGTATAAATTTATCTTATGACAAAGCAAATTTGCCTCCAGTAACATACAATACAAACAAGTATGAAGTTGACTCAATAATGATTTGCTGTCCGTCTATACATATGTTTAATGAAGCGCTCGCAGATGCTGAAATTATAATTAAACATAGACCAGTTGTTGCAGGACAACCTTTATCAGTTGCTATACCTATTATAACATCAAGCGATTTGAATAGCGCATCCACATTATTAACACAAATTATTAATTCAGTGGCAACAAATGCCCCGGCAAAAGGAGAGAAAACAAATATGAACATTTCAAACTTTAATTTGAACGCATTTGTTCCGGCAAAAAAACCTTTATACTCTTATACTCAAGATGCAACAAACTGGATTATATTTGGAAAAGAAAATGCAATTTCATTGAAAAGCGATACAATAACAACTCTAAAGAAAATTATAAAACCCTTTTCAAATATACAAGCTCCTGCTGGACCAGAAATTTTTAGTAATGTAAGCGGTGCGATTAAAGGACTAAGTGGTAATAACGACCAAATATATATTGATTGCCAACCTGTAACAACTTCTAAGGAAAAAATTGATTATGTCGCCCTTAAATCTCCAATTTCATTTACTTTTGACGACCCAACTGCAGTACTCTTTCTTCAAATACTACTAAGTTTTGTATTTTTTTTGGTGTTTCTTTTTGCAATTTATTATGGTTTAAAATATATTTCAAATGTAAACGCGCAATCACCAAAAGTTGGAAAAACGGCTTAAATTTTTTAATTAAAAATTAAAAAATTTTTAATTAAAAATTAAAAAATTTTTATGTCTTCATAAAATCTGACTCGCAAGAGTTTAATGAATGTATGCGGCGTCTCGTATATCATCTAAAATTGGTTTGTAAGATTGCGCTGGACCTCCATAAAATTCATTCGCTTTATTAATAGGAGCCATCTTTTTTACAACTTCTTGTTCTAAAGTATAAGGAAATTGGTTGAACGCAGTAAACTGCGACATCTTCTTTTCTTCAGTTGGAAGATAGCGTTTAAGCGCGTCATTTCCAGTTTCACTTCCTGCACGGCGAATTAAGTCATATGCAACAAACAAACCAAGAACACCTAAAATAGGATGCACGTTTGCAAACAAAGAGAGAGCAATTATTATAACGACAACTTTACCAGGCAAAGTATCAATCAAGTTTGCGAGCGGTTCAGGCGTTTTGTATCCCATAACCAAATAAATTACAAATAAAATAGACAAGAGTAATTGCCCCATGTTTTGTTTTTTAAATAAACTCGACAAACTATCCATATATCATAATGAAAGATTATATTTGAGAAAAATGTAATATTAAACAACATAAACATTCATCTCTAAATTATATAACTATGAAAAATGAAAATGATGTGGTGCAAACAAACCCGATGCTAAATACCTATTTGGGGCAAAAAGGTTATACTATTTTAAAAAGTGAACTCAGTGTTCAACAACAATACATGGTAAGAGAAGAACTTACTATAAAACCATTTGTTCCAGGATCGCCAGCAAATAATAATGCAACAACATTTCCTGCATATCGTGAGTCTCCAACAAAATATTATGTCCCACGCTATTTTGGTGAGAAGATGTTTGGCCCTGTTAAAGAATACAAAATAATGCAGGGTTCTGACATTAATATTGCGTTCAATGGTGAGTTAAGAGATGTTCAAAAAGAAGTTGTTAAAGGATATATAGAGCACGTCGAAAAACAAAATAATTATGGTGGTGGTCTTCTAGAACTTCCATGTGGTTTTGGAAAAACAATTTGCAGTCTTAACATATTATCCAAGTTGAAAAAGAAAACATTAGTAATTGTCCATAAAGAGTTTTTAATGAATCAATGGATTGAAAGAATAGAACAATTTTTGCCCGGGGCTAGAATTGGTAAAATACAAGGTCAGATTATTGACATTGAAGATAAAGATATTGTTTTAGGAATGCTGCAATCTCTCTCCATGAAAGAATACCCTGCAACAATGTTTGATAGTTTTGGACTTACTATTATTGATGAAGTTCATCATATATCTAGTGAAGTATTTTCTTGTGCACTTTTCAAGATTGTAACAAAATATATGCTTGGCTTGAGCGCAACAATGAACAGGAAGGACGGAACGACTAAAGTATTTAAAATGTTTCTTGGGGATGTTATATATAAGGGTAAACGAGACACCGAGTTTGATGTCATTGTGCGAGCTATTGACTATAAAGTAAACGACGATGAATTTAATGAAGTCAAATACGACTTTCGTGGAAACCCTCAATTTAGCACTATGATTACAAAGTTATGCGAATACAACTCAAGGTCTGAGTTTATATTACGTGTTTTGCGTGATATGTTAGTTGAAAATCCAGACCAACAAATTATGATTTTAGCGCATAATAAATCTTTACTCAAATATTTGTTCGATGCGGTTAAACATAGAGCAATTGCTGATGGAAGCGTAGGGTACTATATAGGAGGTATGAAAGAAGCAGCTCTAAAAGAAACTGAAACAAAAAAAATTGTTATTGCAACTTATTCAATGGCAGCGGAAGCTCTAGATATAAAAACATTAACCACGCTTATTATGGCTACACCTAAAACAGATATAGAGCAATCTGTTGGAAGAATTCTTAGAGAGAAGCATAGTCAACCCGTAGTAGTAGATATTATTGATGGGCATGAACTTTTTCAAAAGCAATGGCTTAAGCGAAAGACATTTTATAAAAAACAAAACTATAAAATCCTTCACACAACAAATGCGCAATATTTGGCAAATGCGTCAAATTGGGACGTAGTTTATGACCCAACGTTAAAGAAAGATAAAACTTCAATTAGTTCAAAAACGCTTGAAAAAGATGCGCTTCCTGGAAAATGTTTAATCAAATTGAAAAAATAATATTCTACTCTTTAATATATGAAAAAAAGCGGTGTTGTTTTATATTTTTTTATAGCCGTTGTTATATTATCTTTTGTATTTATTACTAGGCAAAAAATGGCTGAGTCTTTCAGAGGTGGAGGAGGCGGAGGTGGAGGTGGAGGTCACGGAGGTGGGGGAGGTCATGGAGGAGGTGGCCACGGAGGGCATGGAGGCGGCGGACACGGAGGGCATGGTGGACACGGAGGTCATGGTGGACACGGCGGATGGGGAGGTCGTGGCTATGGCGGATGGGGGGGTCGTGGTTGGGGAGGTAGAGGTTATTACGGAACTGGCGGTAGTGGTGGTGGCGGCGGCTGGTACTATGATTATTATCCTCCTTATTACCAAGGTTATTATCCGGGGTATTACAATCCACAATGGTATTACCCGTCGTATTTATTTCAATAGTTAATCAATAGATAATTTATATTTATATATATATATTAATGACGCATTCAAGAAAAAATAAATCTAGGAGAAAAGTGCGTAAAAGCCGAACACAAAGAGGTGGTCAAAATAATCTAACTTGGGAGTTAGATAGAAGCGACAGAGTGTTTCAAGATGGAAAGAAGTATAGAGATCATAGTGTTTTTTGGACCGACGAACCAATAATTATTCCTGAAAAAGAAGGAGCAGAATATATAGGCGAATATTGGATAGACTACAATGATTTCCCTATAATGCAAGGGCGTGGAAGGCTTGTATACGACGAAGAAAACCCAAAAACTGGAATGCGTACTATATACGATGGATACTGGCACGAAAATAAAAAAAGTGGTGGTATTAATTTTGAATATATGAATGGAGATAACGGCTATGCTGAATTTGTCAACGACGGCCTTGTTAAACCAGGTAGCTGGCGCTCTGCACCAACCTATAATTATGCGGATGGAAAAGTGTATAAAGGAGAATTAGTCATTAAGAATGGAAAAGCAGTTCCTTTGGATTATGGTGAAGTCAAACCTAGAACAATTTTTAATTTTGCTCCAGGACCAGCCGAATTTATTAATTTTAAAGGAGATTATGTTAAACTTGATGAGCAAGAAGCTGCAGAGGGATTTCGTATGTCTGACCCTCCTGATATGAAAAAAACTTTGTCTCCTGCGCTTCCAAATTCTTCTCAAAGAGAAACAACATTTACGCGCAAAGGTTCTAGTCTTAAAAGCCGTTTTTCTGGAATAATAGATTCTCGTTTGACTGCGGATGAATCCGGACCATTGGATAGAGAAGAAGAGAGAGTCCTTGGATTAAAAGGAAAGTTACCTGGAATAAGAGATTCTCGTTTGGGACCATTGGATAGAGAAGAAGAGTTAAGACAAATGCGCGAATTGGCATTAAGTCAAACAGAGTTGAAACCTTTGCGTGGTATTGAAAGAGGTTCGGCTCTTCCGCCTATCAAAACAACAAGAAGAGGCGGTAAATATAAACGACGCAAAAGAAGGAGCGTTACACGAAGAACACGATAAAATAATCATATTTAACTTTCAAATTAAAATATGATTTTTAACAAAAATAATGTTTAACAAAAACAATTTTTAACAAAAATAATTTTTACCACCACCCTCTCGACGGGAATCCTTCATTGGTATTAGCATTGTAGTTATCAACGCAATTGGTGCAGTTACTAAGTTTTTGAAAAGGCGCAGGATTTGCTAAAGCTGAATCACTTGGTCCTAGTTTAACATTTCCTATTGAGTAAGAGTTTGTCATTGGCAAATTATTTTGATATTGCGAATATCCAGCGGGATAATTAGGCATTCCGCCTTTCATCTTACCATAAGACCTTCTACTACGCCTAGACCTTCCACCCTTTTTATGATGGCGAGACATAAGTCTTTTCTTTATTGATTTAACACGCTTCTTAAATGTTTTACGTCCGCCTTGCATTGTTTTATACATTTTAGTAATATTTTTTATTTTGCGTTTTAGCTTTTTTGCTCCTCCTTTATAACATAATCCGGGAATGCAACTATTTGCCGCATTTACATTATACGCAGCTCCCGGTAAACCAAATTTACCAAACATTGGTGCTTCGTTAGAACCAAACCCGGCAGGGCTATGAGAATTATCAGGATTCACCAAACTAGTGTTTCCTACAAACGGACTTTGTCCGCCATAACCTAAATTTGAATTATCGGAACCTGCACTCATCTTATATTTACTAGTTATTTTTAATTTATAAAATTCCCAATTTTAGTTTTAAATTCTTGATTTTGATTTGCGGGTTGTTTCATCGCAACGCATCAACATCAACCAGTTTTTCATTTTTATTTGCTAAACGTGTTGGTACCCACTTTCTAAATTTATTATTATAGATGCAAACCATATATAAAACTTTCTCTAAAAATACAAATTTATCTGCTCTATCATTTTCAAATTCTTCTTCTGAATCACTTTCTTCCAAGGCATCCAAATTTTTATTTTCCTTGATATTTCTAAATAAATTATTCATCATAACACTCGTTTTGTAGTCAGGTATGTACGCAGTTTCAAATAAATATTCGCTAGAACCAGCAGTCTTTGATTGAACATATAGATTATAAATATCGTTTTGCAACTCTGCTTTGACTTTGAAAACTGCTTCTTTACATCCTTTATTATAATCGGTTTTTGAAACATACTGGCTATTTGGTTTTATATTATAAACTTTTGAACCGATCTTTAAGTACCTATATTGTATATATTTAACAGCGTA